GTTCTCGAGTCCAATCATCATCACTACTTCGAATCTCCATTATGGAGTTCCATTGAACCTTATTTATAAGGATTCTCAAGTGATTATTGATGATAACTCTTTTTGGCGTCGTTTCTCCAAAGTCTTTTATGTGGAGTCCAGTGTATTTTATGAATTAACATTTATACCCACCTGGAATAGACGAGATCGATTACTTTTTGATCGAGAGGCATCTCTTGATCGTAAGCGGTCTTATCCGTGTGCCACTGACTTATCTCACGTCCAGTTCCGATCGGTTTCTGAATTTGATTCAGAAGGTGATCCCAAGAAATGGCGTAAGTATGATGGAGATTTTAGTGAACTTGTGAACGGGTATCTTCGTAAAAAGAAAACCCACGAGAACTATAGAAATACTTGGACACAAACTGTTGTTAATAAGTGTCAAGATACAGAAGTATTGACACCACTCTTAAACGATTTAGAGTCCCGTCGTCCTACAAAAATTTATTACTCTTTTTTAAAGAAAAAATTTGAAGGTATCGAAGGAACTCATGTAAGGAAGGAACTACGGTTCCCTGCCTTTCCTCCTGCTGGCCCACTACCCATACGGGTCGAACCAATCATTGAACCATTAAAAGTTCGAACGATTACTGCAGGAATGGGAGACACATTTTGCTTGAAACCTTTTCAGCATGCCATGTGGCGCGCCTTAGGGTGTTTTCCACAATATTGTCTTACCCATGGAACAAATCGTTTAGAATCTGCTATTGATCGTATATATAGCAATTCGAAAGAGGGAGACGTTTGGATTTCTGGAGATTACTCCGCAGCAACTGATTCTATAGCGCTGGAGGCCACTAAGGCCGTCCTTGCTGGAATCCTAGAGACCTCTACGGATCATGAGCCCACGAAACGTTGGGCCATGAAAGAAGTCTCTCCCCATATGATGTACTATCCTAAGAGTTCCGGCCTAAAACCGGCTCTCCAAAGATCAGGACAATTAATGGGATCGTTGCTTTCATTTCCAATTCTCTGTATTATTAACAACTGTACTGCATTATTGAGCGGTCTCAAAGAAGATCAATATCTGATCAACGGTGATGACATTCTAATGCGTACAACCCCGACTACCTATCCTAAGTGGAGAAAGATCGTTGAAGACCTTGGTCTTGATCTATCTCCTGGAAAGAACTATATCCACCCCACGTACGGAACTGTAAATTCACAGCTCATCGTCGATGGCCAAGTGGTTGGTTCAGGAAAACAAGTAGTCCTTGACCGAAGAGCAAATGTTCTTGGTCAGTGTCAAAGAGATTTAGAATTTTTCATGCCTGAAACTCCTACCGAAGACGTGATAGATCTTTTCAAATCCGTCAACCGTGCAAAACTATCAAGAACAATCCGAAATATCGGTGTTCCAGTTTCTCACGGAGGTTTGAGTTTCTCTTGGGATCCACGACCGAGATCTGAGCAATCCGAAAAAACAGCACGTTTGTGTTATTTTCACGATTTGTTCTCTCGAATCGAACCCAAGAAAGGATGCATTTCAATTCCTTATTTCTCAATTGAGGAAAAGGGTGTGTCCGATGCTAGGGCAGAAGAAATGATTTTTAATGATGCGGTGACTTCAAGAGAATTTCACGAGGATTTTTTAAGTCCTGTAGATCTCACTCGAGTTGCCCGACGCGTCAACGGAAATCAATTTCTTCGGCAGTTAATGTTTCAACAGAAACTAGAAACATTACCTGCACTGCCATACCTTAAAGCTTTTCAAATCCCCTGTACAGATGTACGGGTAAGAAGTGAACTTCAGTGTCAGATTGACAAGATGTTCTTCCTCCGGTTCCTACAAGGAGGACAAGATTTTAGCTATAAGGTATTCAGAGAAGAATTCATAAGAACCATGACCAATCTCCCATCTGGAGATAATACCAAGAAGACCGTGACCTACATTGTAGATGTTATGGATCTCCAGGTATCTTCAGACTGGCTTTATTATCTAAACCTAAATTTTGATCCGACGAGCTTCTCGACTGAGGAGTTTGTTAAATCAATTGGTAAAGAATTGAAGCCAAAGGTATTCGATCCTCCAGAAGATCTGGAAGTAGAACCACCCGACTATTCAACAGAAGTTCTTCAGAGCTTCTTAGAATATGAACGTCAACTCATTGAGTTGAATTCTGTCGAAGGTTATCCACTACTAGAGGAGGTCGAGAAGAGATTAAGTCAGAAGGATGAATCAAATTCAGAGATTACTGAAGATGATTTAGACAAAGAGAGTATCGGATCAGATTTATTTAATAAATTTGAACCGAACCAATTGTCGAAATTGATGGAAGTTAAGGAATCGGAGTCTTAATGAAGACTCGGTTTCAACTGGACAGAGCGATCGATTGTTCACCACCAGACACAATAATTGCTGGCTATGAGATTACGAAAGATGTCTAAGAAGATACTGAGCCCCTAATTGGGACTTCGAATTGCAATTCCTAAAACTTACTTCAATTATCCTTGGCTCATACAACAGAATAAGAGTGTACATTGCTGTACTGATTGTGTAGTAATCCTCTTTTATTTCTGTAAGTATTCAGAGAATATGGAGTTCATGTTTTACATGATGATTGTGTTGTAATCCTCCTATTTCTCATTTGATTATGAATTCAAGATACGAATGGTTGTTTAGATCTAATTCAACCGATACAGCTACTATCACAGCAGTGTACTTAGTACGTGCTAGTAGAGAGCTTTTAGCTCAAGGGGCCCC